TCCTCTCCCGGCCCCGTGCCTGCCGAAGCCCTGGAGTACTTCCGGGCCAAGGGTCTCAAGCCCGCGTTCAGCTACAAGGATGTCTGGCGCGAGGAACACGCCTCGGCCTTTACCGTGGCCAAGGCGATGGAGGCGGACCTGCTCGGCGAGATCCGCGCCGAGGTGGACCGCGCCCTGGCCGAGGGCCGCACCTTCCGCGACTTCGCGGGTGACCTCGCGCCCCGGCTCCAGGAGCGCGGCTGGTGGGGCGTGCAGGAGATGACCGACCCGCTCACGGGCAAGACCCGCATGGTCCAGCTGGGCAGCCCGCGCCGCCTGAAGATCATCTACCAAACCAACCTGCGCACGGCCCGCGCCGCCGGGCAGTGGGAACGCATCCAGCGCACCCGCAAGTCCATGCCGTATCTGCTCTACCAGCTCGGCCCCAGCCGGGAGCACCGACCGGAGCACGTGGGCTGGCACGGCCTGCTCCTGCCCGTGGACGATTCCTGGTGGGAGACGCACATGCCGCCCAACGGCTGGGGCTGCAAATGCCGCGTGCGCCAGGTCTCCGGGCGCGAGGCCGAGCGCCTGGGCGCGTCGGGCGTGCCCGCGCCGGAACCCATGCAGGAGATCGACCCGGACACGGGCCTGCCCACCGGGCATGTGCAGTCCAGCAGCGTGCCCGTGCGCAGGCAGGCCCCGCCTATCCGGCGGCGGGAGTGGATCAACAAGCGCACCGGCGAGGTGCACCAGGTGCCGGAAGGCATTGACCCCGGCTGGGACTACAATCCCGGCATCGCCGGGCGGCTGCGCTCCTCCCTGGATCAGGTTGCCGACAAGCTGGCCGCCGCCGACCGCTCGGACACGGCGGCCACGGTGCGCAGCCTGGTGCAGGGGCCGCCGTTTGCGACATGGTTGCAGCATCCGAAAGGGGATTTCCCTATCGGCGCGGTACGGGATGAGGACGCGGCCAGCCTGGGCGCAAAGGTCCGGCTCGTGCGGCTCTCGCCGGAAACCCTGGCCAAGCAGCTGCGCCAGCATCCCGATTTGGCGGCCACGGAATACGCCTGGGTCCAGGAGGCCCTGGACCGGGGAGAGCGCATCCGCGACGGGGCCGCGAGCCTGGTCTATGTGCTGGAGGAGGAAGGCTACGTGTCCGTGGTCAAGGCCACGCGCACGGGCAAGGCGCTGTTTTTGACTTCGTTCCGCCGCCTGTCGGGCAACGCGCTCAAGCGGGACATGGAGCTGCAACGGCTGCGGGGCAAAAGCTAAGCCCCGCAGCGCGGACGATACGGGGCTTATGTCGGACGGCTGGCGGGGCCTCCCTCCGGCGAACCGGCAACCCCGCATGGCGCTCCGGCGCTGTGCGCCGTGCTACGGCCGGGAGTATATCACCGTGTCGCAGCCATCCATGTCCTCAATAGCCCGTCCGGCCTGCCTCGTCAACGCCGTGGCGTGATTTTCGCGCGAGAATGCCCCTGGTCGGTCCGGCCATCCCCGGATACCTCATTGTCCGAGTGTCGGGGCGAACGAACGCGACAGGGCGTTTGCGAACGTTTCTGAACACGGTTCCCCGCCGATCCTCCTCCCCGTCGCGCACCGGTTCCCCGCGCCCCGGCCCGCCGCGTTTAGTAACGCCGGTTACAAGACCCGTACCCGCACATCGTTCATGCTGCCCGCATGAACAATCTCATTTCCATAGCGTTGAACGCCGAGCTGGACACGGCTGCGGCAGCTCCCGATTGGATTGAGCTGATTCCTGCCGGGCCTGCGGTGGACGGTCGGGACGGTCGATCTTGGCTGTTTGACCCTGAGGGCGTGGCCTCCGTGCTGCGCGCTTTCACGGAGCGCGGCATGCCCGTGCCCGTGGACTGGGAGCACGCCACGGACGTGCGCGGCTCCCAGGGCCTGGATGCCCCTGCCGCCGGATGGATCACACGTCTGGAAAGCCGCGACGGCGCACTGGTCGGAAACGTGGAATGGACGCCTCGCGCGGCCGAGCAGATCCGGAATCGGGAGTACCGCTACCTCAGCCCGGTGTTCGCCTTTGAAAAGAGTTCGCGTCGGATCCGCGCGTTGGAAAGCGTGGCTCTGACCAATGTCCCGAACCTGCGCCTCACGGCTCTCAATCGCCGGGCGCAAAACCTGGAGGATGATGCAATGTTGTTGAAGGCGCTGTGCAAGCTCCTGGGCCTGCCGGAGACGGCCACCGAGGAGCAGGTCACGCAGGCCGTGACCAAGTTGAACACCGACCTGGCGTCGGCGAAAAACCGGGCCGTGCCCGCCGGGCTGTCCGAGGCCCTGGGCCTGCCCGCCGATGCGGACGCTCCCGCCCTGCTGACCAAAGTGGGCGAGCTGGCCGAACAGGCCAAGGCCGCCAACAAGCCCCAGCCCCGGACCGAACCCGCCGAACTGGACCTGACCCGCTACGTGCCCCGCGCGGACTACGACCAGGCCCAGAACCGGGCGTCCGCCGCCGAAACCCAGCTGGCCGAGATCCGCAAGCAGGCCCTGGACGAGGAGATCGGCAAGGCCGTGAATCGCGCCATTGCCGAAGGCAAGATCGCCCCGGCGTCCAAGGAGTTTTACGTAGCCTCGTGTCGCCGGGAGGGCGGACTGGAAGAGTTCAAGAAGTTCGCCGAGGCCGCGCCCCAGGTCATCAAAGATCCGCAGCTGCCCGCCACGCCCGGAACCGGAAACGGCTCCGGCCTGAGCGACGCTGAGCTGGCCGTGTGCCGCAACATGGGCCTGGACGAAACCGAATTCGCCAAGAGCCTGAAGGAGGAAAAGTAAATGGCCCTGACCGCAGACCGCAACACCCCGGAACGGGACGGCGTCCTGGCCGAATACCCGGTCGCCGCTTCGACCCGCCTGTACGCTGGCGGCATGGCCGCCCTCAACGCATCGGGCTACTGCGTCCCGGCGTCCGCCGACGCGGCCCTGGTCGTCGTGGGCCGGGCCGAGGAAGAAGTGGACAACAGCTCCGGCTCCGACGGTGATCTGGACGCGCTCACCAAGCGCGGCGTGTTCCAGTTCGGCAACAGCTCCGGTTCCGACGAGATCACCCTGGCCGACGTGGGCCGCCCCGCCTACGTGGTGGACGACGCGACCCTGGCCAAGACCTCCAATTCCGGCGTCCGCCCGGTGGCCGGTGAAATCGTGGATGTGGACGCGGGCGGCGTCTGGGTGAAGCTGGGGCATCCCGGTCTGGCCGCCGACCCCGACGCTGCCCGCGCCCTGCTGGGGGCCAACAAGATCCACCTGGCCATCCCTGTGGACAACCTCGCGGGCGGAACCGCCGCCGTCTACCGCTTCGTTGCCCCGGTCGCCGGACAGATCACCAAGCTGACCAGCATCCTGGAGGGCGCGCTCACCGTGGGCGACGCCACCATCACTCCGTCCATCGGGGGTGTAGCCATCACCGGCGGCGCGCTGAGCATCGCCCAGGCCGACTCCGCCGCCGGAGACATCGACACCGCCACGCCGTCCGCTGCCAACACCGTGACCGCCGGACAGGGTGTGGCCCTGACCGTGGGCGGCACCAACACCGCCACCGTCTCGGCCATGGTCATGGTCGAGATCACCTTCTAGGAGGATGCAATGATCATCAACAGCGCCAACCTGGCCGCCCTGTTCACGGGCTTCAAGCTGGTCTTCAACAAGGCCTTCGAGGGCTCGCGCAGCGACTACGAAAAACTGGCCATGGTCGTGCCGAGCACCACCAGCCAGGAGGTCTACGCCTGGCTCGGAATGACCACGCGCTTCCGGGAATGGATCGGTGACCGCGTGATCCAGAACCTGAAGACCCACAACTTCACCATCCGCAACAAGCCTTACGAGGACACGGTGGGCGTCAAGCGCTCCGACATTGAGGACGACCAATACGGAGTCTACAACCCCCTGGTGGCCCAGCTGGGCCAGGACGCCAAGACCCATCCCGACGAGCTGGTCTTTGCTCTGCTGGCCGCCGGGTTCGCCTCGCCCTGCTACGACGGCCAGTACTTCTTCGACACGGACCACCCCGTCATCGGCGAAAACGGCGCGGTGACCAGCGTGTCCAACATGCAGGCCGGTTCCGCGACCCCGTGGTTCCTGTTCGACACCAGCCGCATGATCAAGCCGCTGATCTTCCAGAAGCGCAAGGACTACAAGTTTGCGGCCCTTAACAAGGACACGGATCCGAACGTGTTCATGCGCGACGAATACCTCTTCGGCGTGGATTCCCGCTGCAACGTGGGCTACGGCCTCTGGCAGCTGGCTTTCGGTTCCAAGGCCACCCTCAACGCCACCAACTACGGCCTGGCCCGCGCCGCGCTCATGGGCATGAAGGGCGACAACGGCAAGCCGCTGGGCATCCGGCCCACGCTGCTCGTGGTCCCGCCCACCCTGGAAG